TCTGCTAGGTAAACCGAAGACAACCGTGAGGAGGTCGGAAAACGTATCTAGGGGAGGTGCCAGGAAGCATGGATTGGGATTTCTCGATTGGTCTGGCACCTCCGCCTCCACACTCCCCCCCACACCTAAACTCCCCTATTTCTCTGGAAGATTCCCTTTACGGAGTGAGAGCGCGAAAAAACGAGTTTTGTGGTGTAGTATCTATTATATGACAAATGACAATTCTCAGTGGAGCTACTCCCTGACCCCTCAAGAAGAAGCAACTTGCGCTCGCGTTGGCTTTGAACGCCAAGAGCCCTACCTCGCAAGGCCCGAAGCTAATCGAAGATACTCCCAAGGAGACGTTGCAGAGATTTGGCAACACTCAGTTGCTGCTGGCTCTGAAATGGCCTTTGCTCGAATGGTTGGCCTTAGTGATTTTGTTCCCCACGTAAACAAGTGGAAGTCCGCTGCAGATGTTCCCCCCTACGAGATTAGGTATTGCTTCACCAATAAAAGGGTGGACGACTCGACTTGGTCCCTGAGGCATGAAGAAGGCGACGACATAGATGTTGCTTATGTACTCCTTGTTGGCGGGCTCGAAGATATGAAGCCGAGGGACAGAGATAACGTATCTCCTCCCTACACAGCGGTTGGGTGGATGTGGGGCTCTGACTGCCGACAGTCCACTTTTGAGCTTACCCAGATATCTAGCAAGCGCCGTTGGAGAGTTCCCTTTGACCAACTGAGGTCTATGGCAGAAGTGACTTCTCCTCAATACGTTAACGGAGTGTGAGCGCGAAAAAACGGGTTTTGCACGAAGTTTTATAGGGGCATTTTCCTTGTATTTACTGGGCAAAGTGCCTAAATTGTACGAACTCCAAATGAACATTAGGTATAATACAAATAAGTAATACAGTTTTAGACATAACACTGTATGATATAGTCTAGTTAAACGACAGAAAGAAGGTAATTATGAGTATCAATTGGAAAGCACCATTCGAGTTTGCATTTGAGCTAGGTATGTTCCTGCTCGGCTCTATTTTGGTCCTCGCTATTGGCATCATCGCCATTGTTTTGGTCTACGGTTTGGTCAAAAGCCTCTTCGTAACCTTAGGCAAAGCGAAGAATAAGAAGAGCGAAGACAAGAAAAGCTTTTTTAAGATGCACTCGGTAGATTAGGAACTAATGACAATCTTTAACTCAGACATGACCGTAGAACTGGTCAAGCACAGTGCGTCAGATGCCGATGTAATCTTCGCTGCCAAGGTTTCAACCCAAGGCGAGCGCTCATTCCACGGCAACGAGGGATTCTCCGAGGACGCATCGGACAGGCAAGCTGGTCTAATCAACTGGCTGGTTCGCGACCGTCACGGCTCTCCTTTTGAGCATTCTGTCTTTACTTTCTACGTAAAGGCCCCTATTTTTGTTTGGAGAGAGCACATGCGTCACCGCATGGCTAGCTATAACGAAGAGTCGGGACGATACAAGAAGCTAGAGGCAGAGTTCTACGTTCCAGACGTATCTCGCAACCTTATCCAGACTGGCAAGCCAGGAGCTTACGTATTTAGTGCAGGCACCCCTGAGCAGTACGAAGTTGTGTCTAACAGCTTTGTTACTTCCTGCGAAAGTGCTTACGCAGAATACACAGGGATGCTGGACGCGGGAGTTGCCCGAGAGGTGGCCAGAGCAGTTCTGCCCACAACCATCTACTCATCGGCATACGTCACCATGAACGCCCGCGCTCTTATGAACTTTTTGTCACTGCGTCGCAACGTAGAAGGCCAAAGGTTCCCGTCATACCCACAGCGCGAGATTGAGATAGTCGCAGAGAAATACGAAGCCATCTTCGAGGAGCTCATGCCATTGACCCACAAGTCTTTTGTTGCGAACGGAAGAGTAGCTCCGTAATGACTGAAGGCATTGCTTATTGCTATGCACGAGTCTCAACTCAAATGCAAGCAACAGACGGTATGAGTCTTGGAGCTCAGGAGAAGCAGCTAATCGCTGCTGCTGAGTTGGCTGGCTATACGCCTGTAATTCTTAGAGAAGAGGGGCGCTCAGGGAAGAGTATTCAAGGTAGACCAGTGCTGAAGAAGGCACTGGAAGAACTTGACTCTGGGCTTGCTCAGGCTATGTATGTCACAAGGTTGGACCGACTAGCTCGCTCCACTCGAGACTTTCTCAGCATTGTTGACCGTTCTCATAAGTATGAATGGCGATTAGCCCTGCTTGACCTTGGGCTAGACACTGCCACATACCAAGGAAGATTCGTCGTCACAATAATGTCAGCCATGGCCGAGATGGAAAGAGGAATGATTTCTCTACGCCAGAAGGATGTCCATCAAGACCGACGTGACAACGGTAAAGTCTGGGGAGTTGACATTGGCCCTAAGTCAGTACTGGACATAGACCTAAAGCGAAGAATTTGGAACGAAAGAAACGCTGGTCTTTCTTTTAACGTAATAGCTCAGAAGCTGAACAAAGAGGGAGTTCCAACAACTAACAAAGGTAAAGAGTGGTACGCAAGTACTGTTCGATACGTTTTTGTGGCATTCTCTAAAGAAATCCCTGAGGCTGTTTAGCTCAGGGCTTTTTATCCAGGTCACGCACTGAGACTAGCCAGTCGTCTTTTAACTTAGCGACCGCCGAGAGCAAAACAAGTCCAGACATTAGCAATAACAGAACCCACAGAATTGCCAGCACCCCAGCCACAATCAGAAGAATAATTAAAAAGTCCATAAATAAATGATACAACTGTTTAGAACTGACACGCGATAATACATGCGGTAAACCTTAAGGTTATAGATTAGGTTTAGGGCCTTACGTATGATAGTCTTGAAAGTAGACAATCTGGGATACAAAGACATAGATGGAGAATGACATGAGCTATGAGCTCGTAGAAGAATACGCAACAATGATTGTGCCTATACTACCTCAGGCAAAGCAGGCGTATGGTGCTCGTAACCAGTCTTCGCCAGCCCACGAAGCAAGCAGGGAGTACACCCGATTGCTCACAGAGTTTTACAACAAAGGCGGAAGTCTTCCTTTGCTTGCAAAGAAACTAGAAGTAGCGTACGCGGGAGTTCGCCGTCGCGTTGTTATGAATGACATTACTGTGTCAGCTTTCAGGCCAAAGGTTCGCGTAAAAAATCAGGACATCAAATCAGCTGCGTCTCGAGTGACTTCTGCTCGTAAAAAAGACGGAGACCTGTATCACGACCAGTTGGCTGAGGAATACCAGAACGGTATCTCTCTTTCTAACTTGGCAAAGGAACTAGGACTCAGCTCAGCTGCACCCCTGTATTATGGAGTTCAGAGAAGTTTGCAACGTAACTCAAAGAAGTAGGTGACCTATGGGCAAAAGTTTGATGGAGCTTATTGCGCTTTTGCCCATAGAGGAGCAACAGGCTGTCCTTGCTGATATGGACATGGACCAGCTCATGTGGGACTGGAACGTTTGGGCTCGCCCTGAGCAGTTAGCACCCGAAGGTGACGACTGGAACGTATGGCTAATTCTTGCTGGAAGGGGGTACGGAAAAACGCGCCTTGGTGCCGAATGGGTCCGCGAGCAGGCAAAATACACAACCACAGGGCAAAGAAGATTTGGGCTAGTGGCCCGTACCGCGGCTGACGTTCGAGACGTAATCGTCGAAGGCGAAGCTTTAGCGCTAGACACTAAAATAGCTACGCCTACTGGCTTTGTATCTATGGCAGATGTAAAGGTGGGCGACACTGTAATAGGTGGGGACGGCAATCCATGTAAAGTAACTCACGTTTTTCCAGTACTAAACAATCGACCTTGCTACAAGTTAGACATATCAGGTACTGAAGTGATTGCAGATGCCAGCCACAAGTGGCTGACGTCTACTCATACAGAGCGTAGTTACGAGCAAAGAATGCCAAACACCTACCAAGGCGTCAGGACTACCGAAGAGCTCCACAATACCCAGAAAACTTTAAATGGATATCTCAGCTCCAATCACGGAATCCGTATAGCTGCTGTTGTAGGGCAAACCGCTTCTCTACCAATCGGTCCATATACTCTCGGGTTATGGCTCGGGGATGGCACGTCAAAGTCTGCCACCATTACTAGTCATACTGACGACCAACCAGAAGTCCGTTCTCGGATTGACTCCGAAGGCTACATCACTACCGATAATAAAACTATTTACACTTTTGGAGTTACGGATGGCCTTCATCGGGCCCTTAAGTCAAATAACCTTATAAAGAATAAACACATCC